CCCGGTGAAGGTACCGTGCTTTTTGGAGACAAAACGTTACAGGCAAAGCCAAGTGCGTTTGATCGTATTAACGTGCGACGCTTGTTTATCGTCTTAGAAAAGACTATTGATCGCTCCGCAAGATTTCAGCTATTTGAGCAGAACGATGAATATTCACGAGGCGCCTTCGTTAATATGGTAGATCCATTCCTTCGTTCCGTAAAAGGACGACGGGGTATCTCAGACTTCTTTGTGGTGTGTAACGAAACCAACAATCCACAGGACGCCATAGATCGTAATGAATTCCGTGCAGACATCTATATTAAGCCAGTCCGCAGTATCAATTTTATTCAATTGAACTTTGTGGCGGTGCGTTCGGATGTGGCGTTTTCTGAAGTCATTGTTTCATAACGCATACTAAATAGGAAGTAGGAGACAAGATATGGCATTTCCGAATATTACACAGTTCAAAGAACAATTACAAGACGGAGGAGCACGTCCTTCTCTTTTTGAAATGACGATTGCTTTTCCGCTGGCGCTACAGGGGCTCTTCGGGGATACCGTCCGCAGCGCAACTGACTTCTGGCGATTTCATTGCAGAATCTCTGAGATTCCAGGCAATCAGCATAATCCTATTTCGTTAAAGTACGCAGGTCGAGAAATTAAATACGCTGGTCAGCGTACGTTCAACAATCTCAGTGTTACCATTTTAAATGATGAAGCATTTAGAGTGCGTCGGGGATTAGAACTGTGGTTTGAAGCGATGAACACTCGTGAAACTAATAGATCCCTTCTCACTCAGAATACGCGGACCGGATTCGGATCATACGCAGGAAGTGGCCAGGTGACACAATATAGTAAGCAAGGGACCAAGGTGCGCGCATACAAATTTGTAGATATGTTTCCCGTCACCCTCGCTCCTATTCCATTAGATTGGTCGAATGACGGTGCAATTGAAGATTACACCTGTGAATTTGCGTATCAGTATTGGACGCCGAATGCTCCAGATTCTGCCGTCGACGGCGTGTCAGCGGATAGCGCGTTGATCAACGTCTAAGAAGCGGAAATTATTATTGGAGCGGAGAAGCCTATTTTGGGTTTCTCCGCTTTATCTTATTATGATATCTTGTGAACAATATATAATCGCCAGTACAGACACCTATGCCGGCCTCAAATTTTAGCATTAATCGATTTAAAGAAGCGGTTGCTCAATCGGGAGGGCTTGCTCGCCCCATATTTTTTGAATGTACAGTTGTATGTCCAGCGTTGGCGTTGGAGAGCGATCTCAAGTTAGTACAAGAGGATATAATCCTCTGTAAAGCCATGAGCATTCCTGAACAGACAATAGACACAGTTGACATAAAGTATTTTACTCGATCAGTGCCTATTCCAGGCTCACGACAATATTCACCTGTTACATTAACATTCTACAACACAGCAAATTATAAACTGCGTAATTACTTTGAAGTATGGCTAGAGTTATTAAATGCACAAGTGCATAATAGACGGCGAGAATTTCCTTTGTCAGAAATCACGGGAACCATTACACTAACCCACCGGAGTAATAATGAAAGCAATCCTCCGACAGATCTACTGCCAGAAATTCAGCACTTTGAGTTTATTAATGCGTTCCCCACTTCAATTGGGCAGCTAACTTTTTCGTATGAGGATGACACCAACGTACAAACGTTTGATGTCACATTTAAGTATCTTTCTATGGGCAGCATTGAAGAAGTATCTTGACAGTATAATTTGATGAGGTATAAATAATAGCATGGCGTTTAAACTATTCGGTTATACCATTCTGTCTCAAAACGAAATTACCAATCGGAGTACATCTCCGTCGCTTGTACCCCCCAAAAATGAAGATGCTGCGGCCACGGTAAATGAAAGTGGTCTTGGTGTATTTGGTGGGTATGCGGTCGATTTCGACACCTATGCAGCCTATACCAGTGAAGTTGATCTTATCAATCAGTATCGTGATTTGTCACTACAACCGGAAATAGACGAAGCGCTTAACGATATCATTAATGAAATGGTCATTCGCGACGATGGAGATAATCCAGTTTCCATGAATGTGGATGCGCTTCCAAAAGTATACGACGAAACGTTTCGCGAACAGCTTCTTAAAGAATTTGATTACACGTTGGATTTGCTGGGCTTCAAAGAACGGTGTCATTCAATTGCCCGTCAATTTTATGTGGATGGTCGATTGTATTATGACTTGATGATTGATGAAGCAAAGCCCGAAAATGGTATTATCGAATTACGAAACATAGATCCACGAACCATTCGAGCGGTACGTGAAGTGCGAGATATGTGGCATCAAGAGACGGGGGCCCGATTATCGGAAGTCGTGGATCAATACTATGTGTATAATCCAATGGGTTTTCGTAATCTTGCCAGTATTAGTTCTGGTCCTGGCGTAAGAGTCGCGAAGGATCGTATCGCATATATTAATTCAGGCATTTATACACCAGGCAATGTGACGGTACTTTCACCGTTGCATAAAGCTATTAAGGCGTTTAACCAATTACGAATGGTCGAGGATGCAACCGTGATTTATCGCATCACTCGCGCTCCGGAACGTCGCGTGTTCTACATTGATGTGGCTGATTTGCCGACCGCTCGGGCAGAGCAATATGTGAATGCAGTGGCGACTCGCTATCGTAACCGCGTGGTATATGATAGTCATACTGGTGAAATTCGCGATGATCGCAAGATTCAATCTATGTTAGAAGATTTTTTCCTTCCACGTCGCAGTAATGGTCGTGGCACTGAAGTCACTCAACTACAGGGTGGACAAAATCTCGGAGAAATGCAGGATGTCGATTACTTCCGTAAAAAGCTATATCGTGCTTTAGGCATTCCTGCATCACGTCTTGAATCTACGGGGTCACAATTTCAGTTGGGTCGTACCACGGAAATTACGCGAGATGAAATTCGATTTTCTCGATTTCTGCAACGCCAGCGTGACCGGCTAGCTACATTATTTGATGAGATTCTTCAACGTCATTTGACACTAAAGGGAGTTATTCGTTCACAGGAACAATGGCGTCAGTTGCGGCATTTTATTCGATACGAATTCAATACAGATTCATATTTTGCTGAATTAAAGAAGATGGAAGTAATGAAAGAGCGATTAAACGTCGTTCAACAACTCGACCCGTATGTGGGTAAGTATTTTTCAGAGCAATATGTGCGAGATCACGTTTTACGACTTACATCAGACGAACAAAAGCAAATTGAAATTAATAACAAAGAGAATCCTCCTGTATCAGCAGAAGGTCAAGGGATGTTCGGATCAGAGCCGCCAGCACCGACTCCACCGATGCCTTCTTCCAAAACTCCTTCCGAAACTCCTTCCAAAACTTCGGATGGTGAACCCGAGCCAGATGCAGAAGAGTTCTTTTTTGGTAGCACATTAGCCAAAGAGTAGTCATTACATATTTTCTAAATAGAATAGAGGCATCATATGACATCCGCATTACAGTTATTTAAAGCGATTCGTGCCAAAGATTTTGTGGAAGCCAAAGAGCAATTCTATGTATTGATACAGGATAAAATGCAAGCGGTATTGGCCCGAGAGTATCAAGAGACGGCTAAGACTCTCATTACGAAGAAGTAGGATATATGGCATATACACAAGTTCAAGTTATTGCAGATACGGATCGACGCCATGTGGTTAAGCGCGTCAATTCGGCTAATACTGAAACCAGTGCACTTGTAGTAAATGCTGCGGCATTATCATTTGCGGTTGTTCAAGTCACAACGGCTTCATCTGCGAATAACTTTCAAGTTGGAGAGAGAGTTGAGGCCACTAGTGGTGGGACGGGTACCGTACAAGATGTATTGAGTCCCACACTAGTTAATTTAATTGATGTATCTGGGACTTTTGCAAATAACGACACATTGACCGGAGGAACTACGGGGAAAACTCGTACGCAAAATGGCGCCGTTGCTCCCGATACGTATGTTCTGCAAGTAGCGCGGGTTTTATATACTGTTGGGGGCGGTAATGAGAAATCTGTTGAACTCCTGTGGGAAGGTAATGGTGGAGGTGCCAATAATCGTACCATCGTTACGTTAAGTGGTACTGGAGTGCTAGAGTTTGACTCTCAAGGTGCACGTATTCCCAACAATGCAAATGTCGCGACTGGAAATATTATTCTGACAACAAATCAGTGGAATGCTAATTCTACATATACCATTATTTTAGATGTCAACAAATACAGTGGATACGCACAGCCGTATCTCCAGCGGAATGTCTTAGGACGGTTCTAATATGGCGCTCAAACTTATTACCGAAACAGTTAATGATGTTCGTGCGTTGATCGAAACAGCCGAAACTGGTTCTGCCATGAATTACTTCATTGAAGGAATCTTCATG